GTCCTGAAAATCGCTGTAGTTGCTGCCCGGCGTCCATTGCGCAATGTCGTTCAACCCCGACCACTGGATGCGCTTCGGGTTGCCGGTCAGGCCATACAGGACGAGGAAATCGCCGATCACCGCGACGCCCTTCGCAGACGGCGGCGAGCCCCCCAGCGTCGAAAGCCCGGTTCCGCTGTCCACGTCGATATACAGCGGGGCCGGCGAGTTGCCGTTGGTGACGATCAGGTTCGCCCCGAACTGCGCCATGGACAGCAACTCGGATTCGGGAATGTCGAAGGTGTGGACGCTGGAAACGTCGGTCCACGACGCGCCGGCCGCGCCCATCTTGTAGAGCCGCGTCCGCGTCGCCGCGAAAATCGCATAGCCGCCGGTCACGGTCCGCGCCGCGAACGCGCCGTAGCACTGGCCTCCGAGCGTCGCCGAATAGGCCGAATAGTTCTGCGCCGATGCGCGGGAAGACATTCCGCGCCCGCGTCAGCACCGTCTTGTCCACGGTCGCCGCGTCCGGCAGCCATTCCCCCAGCGGGATCGGCGTAATCATACCGGCGTGCCCCACGGCACTTGCACCACGGAGCGGCCCCATCGCGCGCCCTGATCGGAGGCGCGGATGTCATCCATCGCACCCTGGAATTTCTGTTCCCACATGGTCACGCGGCCGTCGTCGCCGATGAACGCCGCGCTTTCCGCCAGAGCGCCGAATATGTAGGCGTCGGGATGTTTCTCCAGCACCCAGTTCGCCGCGTTCGTCGCCGACAGCGGATCGAGCATCGCGTAATAGACCAGCACCACATCCGTTTCGGACGCGGGGTAGACGATGAGATTCTGCCCCATCACCGTGAAGGCGCGCGGCGTGCCGCTATCGAGGCCGTAGCGGCGTTCGGCTTCCGCCGGCGACAGGAATTCAAGGTCCGTCGCGTCGTCCGCCGCATTGACGGATCGCCACTGCCGATAATTGGTCGGAAGCGCGGCGATCCCGTCCGCATCCGGCGTCAGCGTGACGATGGTTTCGTTTTCCAGATCGCGCAGCACACGGTTCATCCGCGCTTCCGCAAGCTGGATGAATGTCGGGATTCGCGTGGTCAGGTCGGACCGGGCGAGGTAGTCGGCAATCAGGTCCTGCAACTCGGCATAGGACGAGATCGCGACCATCAGACCTTGCCCTCGAAGGTGCGGAAGGCCGCGTGGTCGCCGTCGTTCAGCCAGCGCGACAAGTAACGGTTGTCATCCTGCCGAACCGCTTCCGCGAGATCGCGGGTCCATATCTGCACCGGGATCGACGCGACCTTGCGGCCGTCGCCCCAGCGCTGCCCCGCCTTGATGTTCCGTTCCGCCGTGTTCGTATCGAGCAGTGCATCGACCTCGGTATCCGTGCGGATAATCATCTCGCCGTCTTCGAGCATCATCATCCAGCGCGTGATGCCCATCGACGGGATGCGTTCGAGCAACCGCCATCCCTTCTCGTCGTAGATCGGAATGTCCGGCGAGAAGGCGAACGGCTCCCCGCTCACCGCAGGAACGCCTTGAAAAACCCGATGTCAATGCCGCGCTCGGCTTCGTCCACCGTGACCTCGATGACTGCCGCCGGATGATTGACCCGCTTCGGACGGACCTTCCCGGTTTCCGGGTCCACTTCGCGCTCGTTGGTCGTCTCCATCCACGCCGCGCGCTGGCGCTCGCCGTTCGCGTCCCAATAGTCGCGGAGCACCTGCACCTTGACCATCTTCGCTTCGGGCGCTTCCTGTTCGGCTTTCGCCATCTCCGGCTCCTGTGTTTCCTGTGAAACAGAAAGGGCGGCCGAAGCCGCCCCTTCATCGACCGCCTTGCGCGGCTTGCCCTTCGGCCACGGCATCAGGTCAGGTCCGCGACCACGCCGTGCGCGGCCTCGTTGAGCACCGCGAGCGTGTATTCCGTGATGATCGCCTTCTTTTCGGCGTCACCGTTCGGGGCCACGTCCACGATCTTCGGCTTCTGGAGATAGCGGACCTCCATCATCTCGGTATCGAGAAGCAGAACCTCCCGAGCCCGCATGAAGGGGTTGAGGACCGTGGTCAGCTTGCCGAAGTCTCCCACATACACGTCGGACGCGGCGATGATGGTCGCCTGCCCGCTCGCGGACTGATTGACGCGGTTCGCCGCGAGGCCGGTGAACGTCGAGAACACCTGCTTCTGCGCCGAGCCCATCTGCGCGATGCGCGGACGGCCGCCGGAATCCCACGTCAGCTTGTGGACGGCCTTGAGCAGCGTCTCGGTGAACGCCCGCTGCGTGCCGTCCGTCGCCGCCGTGGCGAAGCCGGAGGTAAAGCCGCCGTTCGCGCCGCCCGAACCGCGAGAGACGTTGGTGGTCAGCCACGCCGGCCAGCCGCCGAGTTCCGCCGCCGTGGTGTCGTTGCCGGCTACGGCGGTGTTGTTCGCGTTCAGGTCGAACTCCATGTCGCGGCGAAGCTCCTTCGTCCGCTTCATGATCTGGTAGGACATTTCGCTGTCCCGACCAGCCTTGTTGACCTGATTCTGCGTGCGGGTCACGACGGCCGTCTTGCGGGAAATCTGCAAGCGGTTGCCGACGCGCGTGGTGGACGCAGGCTGCGTATACGCGAACTCGTCGCCCTCGACCTGTGCGTTGGTTGCGGCGGCGGCGAGGCTATCGACCTGCCATTCCTCGTTCTTCGCCGTCGCCTTGCCCTGACGGACATTCGACAGAAGCGGGGTTTCCTCGCGAGCCAGCATGAAGATGCGGTCCATGAGGGATTCGCGGTTGCCGACCGCGTCGTAGGACGAGAACGTCCCGGAAGTCTGAGCCATGATGGCCTCCGATGGGGATTAAAGAACTGCGGAGAGCATGCGCGCCAGTTCGGCATCGTCGCCGCGCGTCGCCTTCGCGAACGCGGTGTCGAGCGACCGTCTGTCGAGCTTGCCGTTGGTGTGCGACGCCGCGCCGGGCTGCATGACCTTCCGGGACTGGATTCCGGGCTTCGCCGGTTGATCCTTCGCCGCCATCTTGGTCGCCTTGGCCTGCGCTTCGCGGAACGCGAGGGCATCGCGCATCACAAGGATCATGCGATGATCCGTGAGACCTGCGATGTCGCGAGGATCGAAGCCGTAGAAGTCCGCGCCGGACTGTGCCGCGCGCCTGATGAACTTCTCGTAGGCTTCCACCTTCGCCAGTTCCGGGGCCTTCTTGCCGAGATTTTCGAATTCGAGTTTCAGGGCCTCGTTGCGGTCGGATGCATCCGCCGCCTTCGTCCCTTCGCCCGCCTTCGAAAGCCGCTGCTGGATCGTCGAAAGCGTGTTCTGCGCCTCCGAGTAAGCCGCGACGGCCTGCATGTAGCCGATGGGGTCCGTCTGGGCGTCCTCGTAGGTCGGGCGCTTCGGCATCATGGCCTGGAGCACGTCAACGGCGAACTCCATTGCCTCTCTCGCCTCGGCTTCCGCCTTCCGAATGAACTCCCGTTCCGACCTGATCGACTTCCGTTCCTCGGCAGTCTCCTGCGTCTTGCGTCGATAGTCCGCGTCCTTCAGGTATCCGGCTTTCAGTTCGTCGAGCGTGACCTCGTCGCCGGTATCGAGCCTGATCCGTGCGGCGGGTTTCTCGTCTTCCTGTTCGTCGGCTTCACCCTCATCGTCGGGCTGTTCCGCTTCGGCGTCCGGGGCCGGCTCGTCGCCGTCTCCTTCCGCGTCTTCGGCCTTGACGAACTTGCCATCGGCGGCGCGCGGCTGCTTCTGCGGCTCCGGTTGATCCTCGTCGGATTCCTCGGCTGCGAGCACGTCCGCGAGCTTCGCCTCAAGCTCGCTCGTCATATCCGCCTCGGTCTTTTCGACCGGCGCGGAATTCTGCTGCTGTTCGCCTTCAAGCGACATGCGATGCCTCTTGCTTCGCGGCCCTGAGCCGTCCGGTCAGAGCCCATTGATTGAGCGTCGCCACGACGGCGCGGAGCGCGCGGACATGGCGGGTGAATTCGATGGTCGCTTCGTGATCGTCGGCAGCGGCCTCGAC